ATGACCTGACGAGCGTCATCCCGACGTTTATTTCGCTGGCCGAGGCAGACATGAACCGCCAGATACGCCACTGGCGTCAGGAGAAGCGCGCCAACGCCAACATCGATACGCAATACAGCGCCGTGCCGTCTGACTTCTACGAGGTCATACGGATGTATATTACCTCGGGCAACACGCAGCCGCTTGAGCTGCTGAGCCAGTTCCAGCTCTTGGAGCGCAAACGGCGCACGGCCAACGCCACCAACGAGCCGCGCTACTACGCGATCACGGCTGGCGAGATTGAGGTGTTTCCCGTTCCCGATGGCACATATGCGACGGAGCTGTACTACTACGCCAAGATCGGCGCGCTGTCCGACAGCAACACGTCTAACTGGCTGCTGGAATACTTCCCCGACGCCTACCTATACAGCTCGCTGGTGCATTCTGCGCCGTATCTGAAAGACGACGCGCGCATCCAAGTTTGGGCGTCTTTGCAGGCGAACGCAATTGGTGGTATAAATGCAGACAATGATAAAGCGAAATTTGGCGGGTCTGGTCGCCGCATGAAGATAAAGGCGTATTGAGATGAGCTTCACCAACACCTTCGAGACAACCGTCCTTACATGGTCGTTTACCACCGACAGCGCGACACGCCCGACCGAGTGGCACACCGCGCTGTACACCGTTGCGCCTGACGATACTGGCGGCGGCACAGAGGTATCCGGCGGGGGCTACGCGCGTCAGGCTACGGCGTTCACCGTGTCAGGCAACACCGCGTCAAACACATCCGCTGAAGAGTGGCCCGTCGCCACGGCAGGATATGGCACCGTTGTTGCCGTCGGCATCTTCGACGCGTCATCTGGCGGCAATCTGCTGGCCTACGCCAACCTGACCGCCAGCAAGACGATTGACACCGGCGACGTGTTCCGCATTCCTGCGGGCGATCTCGACATCACGCTAGACTAATGACGTATCGCAGCGGCTATGGGCGAAGCACCTACGGCAGCTACAACTACGGCTTGGACGGCGCTATTATTGGCGCTGCCTCTATTGTTGCCGTCACGTCTGCCACCGCTGCCGCGTCTGTACGCGTTCGCGGCGCTGCGTCGATCATCGAGACGGTTACGACCACCGCGTCTGCCGCTGATCGCGTTCGAGAGGGCAGCGCCACCATTGCCGTCGCCGCATCCGTTGCCGCGTCTGCCACGCGCGTCAGGGAGGCGTCTGCCACGATTGCGGCGTCTGCCAGCGTTACGGCTGCAGCTAACCGTGTGCAAAGCGGCTCCGCTGCCATATCCGCTGCTGCATCTGTTGCCGCGTCTGGTCTGAGGGTTCGTGATGGCGCTGCCGCGATTGCTGTGCAGGCGTCCACAACGGCAAGCGCCGTTGCGATATTCGAGGACAGCGCCACCGTTGCCTGCGTAGCAACTGTCAGCGCCACATGCAACCGCGTGCAGAATGCTGCGTCGGTTATCGCCTGCGCGGCGTCTGTGGTCGCAAATGGTCGCAAGAAGTGGGAGCCTGAGCCTGACACGCCTGAGACGTGGACGCCTGTTGCGGAAAACAGCAAAACGTGGCAAGATGCGGGCAGCACGCCAGAAAGCTGGGCGGCTGTATCCCCCACATCGACGGATTGGACACCGGCATCAGCTTCAAGCGAAACTTGGGCCGATGCGGCATAGGAGAATGACATGGCAGATACGACAACAACGGCATATGGCTTAACGAAGCCAGAGGTAGGCGCGTCAGAGGATACGTGGGGAACGAAGATCAACACGGATCTTGACAGCCTCGACACGATTGTAAACGCAATCGGCGGTAAGACCGCTGCCGGAACACTGTCGTATGCAGATAGCGCGAAGCTGGTGACGAGCGCGACGGGTGTAGATATAACTGGGAATTTGACCAGCGATGGGTTGACTGTAGGAAATGCTACATCTCAAAATTCACTATTTGATAGCGTGTTTGGCTCTGGCGATGCAAACGAAGGTATTGTTATTGTTCCAAGTTCAACAGGCAAGGGATGGGTTGGCTTTAATAACGGGAACAATGCAAATATTCCTGCACAATTGACGTATAATTTTAGTTCTAGTTTGATGGAGTTATATAGTAGTGGCTCTTTAAATATTCAAACTGGTGCAGCTTCACGTTTAAACATAGCCTCCAACGGCGACATCAGCTTCTATGAGGACACAGGCACTACGCCTAAGTTCTTCTGGGATGCGAGTGCTGAGTCGTTGGGTATTGGGACGAGTTCGCCAGACCAGTTATTGCAGGTTGGCTCAGAGTCTTACAGCGGTAGTGCTATTATTAAAACACAGATTGAAGGCTCTGATGTAGGTGACTACGATTCTGGTGTGCATATGCGGTCACACAACGATGATTTTGGTGCATCTGTTGTTTTAGAAAGCCGTAGTGGTGTTAATGATAGATTAGCATTTAAGTACCATAACAATAGTGCTTCTGGTGCTACAGCTATGGCAATTGACACAACAAACGGCAACGTAGGTATTGGGACGAGTTCGCCTGACCGTAATCTTGTTGTAAACTCAGGTGCATCTAGTGGTTATATTCAGCTTGCAAATACAGCTTCAGGGACGGCTGCATCAAATGGGTTTGAAATAAAGCTAGATAGTGCTGGTGCTATTGTTGATTTAATCAACCGTGAAAACGGTGATATGAGGCTTTGGACAAACAACTCAGAACGTATGCGTATCGACTCGTCGGGCAACCTGTTGGTGGGGAAGACTACCTCCGATGGGGGTGGAACTGCTGGACTAGAGTATCACAAAACTTTTGGTGTTTTATATGTAACGGATAGTGGTGGTGAGAGCGCAGTTTTTAATCGTCTAAGTTCAGACGGCGACATTGTTAGGTTCCGCAAAGACGGCACCACGGTGGGGAGTATTGGGCATGACGATACATCTTCCGCAACTCATAAAAGAACTTACATAGGTTACGGAGACACAGGCTTAGCATTTATTCCAACACTAAATGAGATCGTAGGTCATAACACAACCACCAATGCAGCTAATAGTGGTATTACGCTAGGCGACCAAAACGTGCCTTTTGAAGACCTCTACCTGTCTGGCGGTGTTTACCTTGGCGGCACTGGTAGTGCGAACAAGCTGGATGACTATGAGGAGGGGACTTGGACGCCATCAGTCAGCACCGGCGCAGTAAGTCTTACTGGAACTTATATTAAAGTAGGGAAATTGGTTAGTATTTTCTTAAATGGTCAAGTGACCACGGGGGGTGCGACTACAATTTCTGGGTTGCCTTTCAACACTGCGGGCAATTACGGCTTTTCTCCTTATGTTAGTACACAAGACATTCCATCGGGTCAAAATTCAATAACCTTTGTTACGAATGGTTCAACTCTTCTTGTTCGTGCGATTGGAGACAATACTACTTTCTCAAGTGCTGCTTTAACTACTGGTACATATATACACGCATCATTTGTTTACGAATCAGCATAACACCCCTGTTGGATCACAGGGTAGTCAGTCCAAGCATCACAGGAGATAAACACGATGGCACTAACAGAAAGCACTATTCAGGACAAAATTGAAATTGTTTCTGAGCATAAATTCGTACAGGTTCGCACAGCCCGTGTGATCTACGACAGTGGCACAGAGATCAGCCGATCCTTCTCACGCCATGTAGTTGCACCAGACATCTCAGCAGATGATCTTGCAAACGAAAGCACTGAGGTACAAGCTATTTGTGCAGCCGTACACACAGATGCCGTTAAGACAGCTTATGCGGCACACTTAGCAGCACAGGAGGTATAAAATGATTACTTACACTTGGACTATTCCAACATTGGAACACGAAATCGCTGATGGTGGCGTTTACATTGCTCACTGGCGCTGCACAGGCGTTGATGACGATGGCAACTCAGCAAGCTCATATGGCACCTGTGGCTTAACCTACGATGCTTCTGCGTCTGACTTCACACCGTATGACGATATTACTGAGGCTCAAGCTCAAGGCTGGGTCTGGGGTCATGTATCACAAGCTGATACTGAAGCTGCCATAGCGTCAAAAATCGACGCAATGGTAAATCCAACGACTGCTGACGGAGTTCCGTGGGCAGCATAACCTGAAAGGAGATCAACGTGGCTGAAGACAAAAAGGTCATTACGATTGACGATGTGGAATACACTGAAGATCAACTAAGCGACACTGCAAAGATGTGCATAAATCACATCAATTCGCTAGACCAGAAGATCGGCTCTGCGCAGTTCAACTTGGTGCAGCTTCAGATGGGCAGGCAGGGCTTCATGGCCGAGCTGAAAGCTGCCCTTGAGCCTGACGCGGAATAGCCGCGCAGCATAACGAAAACGCTAGGGGCAGCAAAACGCTGCCCTTTTGCGCATCAAATGGTCATGTGCTACACTGCGGCAAGCGCGCAACACCAACGAGGCAACGATGGCCCTGATTAGATTAGACGTACCCGCTGGGGTTTACCGCAACGGCACCGACTTGCAGAGCATGGGCCGCTGGCGCGATGCCAGCCTGATACGCTGGATCGACGGCACGATGCAGCCGGTCAAGGGTTGGCGCACAAGGTCAGACACCGCCACGAATGCCACGCCGCGCGGCATGGTAAACTGGGCAGACAATTCAAACGACCGCTGGTATGCCACCGGCACGTATAACAAGCTATACGTCTACAGCGGCGGCGCTGGCACGCAATACGACATCACGCCAAGCGGCCTGACTGCTGGCCGCGAGGATGCTGTAGCGTTCACCGGCTACGGCGGCAACACATATGGCAATTACGCATACGGCGTTGCGCGGCCAGACACGTCACGCATTCAGCCTGCAACCGCGTGGAATTTGCAGCTGTGGGGCGAATACCTGCTGGCCAATAACCGTGACGACGGTAAGGTCTACGAGTGGCAACTAAACACCGGCGCCATCGCCGCGCAAGTCGCCAATGCGCCGACTAGCAACAAGAGCATCGTCGTGACGGAAGAGCGCTTCCTGATGTGCCTTGGCGCAGGCGGCAACGTGCGCAAGGTGCAGTGGTCAGACCGCGAAGACAACACGACGTGGACGCCGTCAGCGCAGAACGAGGCTGGCGATCTTGAGCTGTCTACAGAAGGCGAGATTATGGCTGGCGTGAGCGTAAAGGGCCAGACGCTTATCCTGACGACGCGCGACGCGCATGTCGCTAACTATATTGGCCCGCCATATGTGTACGGCATAGAGCGCGTTGGCTCAGCCTGCGGGCTTGCAGCCAACTTGGCGTATGCCAGCGTAGACGCCGGATGCTTCTGGATGGGCGTCCACGCGTTCTACGTTTATAGCGGCGGCCAAGTGCAGGAGATGCCGTGCGACGTGTCCGACTACGTTTTCAACGACATCAACCGCGCGCAGATCAGCAAGGCGTTTGCCATGTCAAACGGCAAATACGGTGAAATATGGTGGTTCTACCCGTCGAGCGACTCCACAGAAAACAACCGCTACGTCGCATATAATTACGTCGAAAACACATGGTCGATTGGCACGATGGCGCGCTCTGCGGGATCTGATGCGGGCACGTTCATTTATCCTCTGATGGCCGACCCGTCTAACAATAAGATATACGAGCATGAGGTCGGCTACGAATACAACGGCGCAACGCCTTTCGCGGAAACCGGCCCCATCATGCTTGGCTCCGGCGACAACGTTGTCAGCGTGACGGAGATGATCCCCGACGAGAAGACGCAAGGCGATGTCAGCGCCACGTTTAAGACGCGTTTCTATCCCAACGGCACCGAGCGATCATACGGGCCGTTTAGCATGGCCAACCCGACTAACATGCGCTTCACTGGCCGTCAGGTGCGCATGCGCGTTGACGGCGCAAGACTTTCCGACTGGCGCGTCGGCGTAAACCGGCTAGACGCTGTTGCGGGTGGACGTAGATGACGCAGCAGTATCGCGCACCAGAGCCGAGGGGCGACGACTGGATGGCTTGGGGCAGGCGTCTGATGCTTTACCTCGGCCAGACGCGGTCACAGCTTGTGCAGCAGACGGGCGGCGAGAGCGCGGCAGAAGACGGCGTGATGATGTGGGATCGTACAAACGAATACCCTGTTGTCAGCAAGAACGGCGAGTGGCGGCAGATCGTGCTGGAAGACGGCCACGCTGACTTCATTTTGACGTCAGACGTCACTCCTGTTGCTGCCAACACGGCGTACAAGCTGACATATGACGCGCTTGCTGGCAATGACGGCATCACGCAAGGCACGCCAGCGTCTCGCATTGTGTTCGAGGAAGCTGGCCAATATGTCATAGCATTTTCGGCGCAAATATCATCGACGTCATCCAGCACGGTTCACTTCTACTTCTGGCCCAGCGTCAACGGAACCAATGTGGCAGACAGCGCAATGACAACGGCGCTGCACCAGAATAACGCCACGGTTGTCACGTCACGCACGCAGATATTTACCGTTGCGGCTGGCGACTACTTTGAGGTGAATTACATGATCGACAGCACGCAAGGCTTTCTGAATTACACTGCAGCGTCTTCGCCGGTGCCAGCAATGCCCGCGTCAACTTTGGCAATTACGAGGCTTCATGGATAAAGAGCTTGAAAGATGCCGCCCGTGGATCGAAGCCGCTTTGCAGTATTCCGGCGGCACACATGACTTCATCGACGTGGCCGAAGGTATATACAAGGGAACGATGCAGCTCTGGCCTACGCCGAGGGGGTGCATCGTCAGCGAAATAGTGGTATATCCGAGAAAGAAAGTTTTAAACGTGTTTCTTGGCGGCGGCGAGTTGGATCAGATTTTAGAAATGCATGAAGATGTGATAGCATGGGCAAAAGCGCAAGGATGCTCTGCGTTGACCATGACAGGCCGCTTAGGCTGGAAGAAACCACTGAAGGCGCATGGCTGGAAGCCACTGCACGCCTCATACGTTAAGGAGTTTGAATAATGGCAGGCGGTAAAGGCGGGTCAACCACTAGCACAGTAGAAGTGCCTGAATATATCGAGCAGGCGGCGCGCCGTAACTTGGCCAAAGCGGAAGGCATCAGCCAGATCGGCTTCACGCCGTATTACGGGCCAGATGTTGCCGCGTTTACGCCGTTTCAGCAGGCAGGGTTTCAGCAGACCGCTGACGTTGCCGGAGCGTTTGGCATGGCAACGCCGACATCTCAAAGAGACATCATGGGCGGCATGGGCGCGCCAACGCAATACGCAAACGGCGTGACGGGCTACAGCTCAGCGCCTTTATACGAGCAGTCGATTGCCGAGCTTGAGCGTAGACGCCCAGCGCAGAAGTCGTATATCGACAGCTTCTTCATCGATCCCGTGACAGGCCAAGCCGGATCGCGTGTGCTGCCCGCAATCGACTACAGCCAGTATATGACAGGCGCAGAAGAGCGTGAGCGTGGCCGCCAAAACGATTTGGCGATTGCAAGAGCAGAATCAGGCCAATACGTTGGCCCGATGACGATGAACCCCAACGCATCGCCGTCAGACAGAGACAACGCCATGCAGTTTCACGCGACCCGCATGGGTCGTGGGTCTGATAACTGGCAGACCGCTGACGAGATTATGTTCCAGCAGGGCAAGATCAACGCGGCTGGCTTCCCGATTGACGCGCAGGGCAACGTCATAAGCGCTGGAAGTTTTGGCGAAGTGGCTGGCGATATAGGAAACTTCCTGACGGGCGGCGCTTTTATAGGCGCAGCAGGGCGCGAGCTTGGCCTTCTGCCGTCAACAGATGATAGGATAATGGAGGCGGCGGGCATGTCTCCCGTAAGCATAAACGATCCGATGTTTGTGAAAACCCCTGCCAAAGACCCATTAGCTGGGTTTAATGACCCAGATGGGCCAAGCGCCGTACAAATAGCTGCCGAGGCAAACATGGGTCTTGATCCCTTTGGTGGCGCTGGGATGCCTATGGAAATCACCAGCCCAATGGGCGACCCGTTTGATATACCAGCGGGTGCTGGCACAAAGTTTGAAATGTCTCCAAGAGACACCGGAGATAGGATTGTAGGCAAAGACCCCGCCACCGGCTCAAATGTTTACGCGATGACAAAGAACGACGATGGCACATACTCTTCGTCAGGCGGCAGAGACGAGGCGGGCGGCTCGGCAGGCGGCGGCGGTGTGGAGAAAATATTGTGCTGCGCATATTACAATCTCGGCTACTTGCCGCGCGAAATATGGCGCTTGGATCAGCGTTACGGCGTGTGGTTGCACCGCAATGATCCTGAGCTTATGGAAGGCTACCACGCGTGGGCTGCTCCGTTGGCTGAGTATATACAGAAGGATACACGCGGGGCCAAAGTCGCCCGCGCAGTTATGTGGCCCATTGTTAAGGCGTGGGCGGCAGAGATGGCGCACAAGCAGCGCCCAGAGAAGCACAAGTCGAATGTGGTCGGCAAGATGATTATGGCGATTGGCGAGCCGTTTAGCCGCGTGTGCGGCATGCTCAAGCCCCGCGAGATACGAGGAGAAGCATAATGGCAAGCCCAGTTATACCATTTCGAGGCCCTGATGCCAGCCGCCCAGCCACAGAGCTTGCTATGCCAATGCCAACCAAAGGCGGCATAGGCGGTCAGCCAGCGGTTCAGCTCCCCACTCAAGGCCAATACGCGCCGCTCGCCCCGCAAGGCGGCTTCAACGTAAACCAAGCAGCGGCTGGCGCATTGCAGCAGGCAATGGGTGCAACGCAGCAGGGTCTGGGCTTCACGCCGATGGGGATCACGCCTCAGTCGTACCGGCCAACCACACAGCGCGTGTCCGGCACGCAGCAGGCGTTTGGCTACACGCCCGCGCAGCAGCAGGCTCAGCTGCTCGCAGACACAGACATCTCGCAGTATCAGAACCCGTATCAGCAGCAAGTGATTGACATGGCGATGCGCGACATTGGCTCAGCGCAGCAGCAGGCTCTGATGCAGCAGGGCGCGCAAGCCCAGCAGGCAAGGGCGTTTGGCGGCTCGCGTCAGGGGGTTGCGGAAGCGGAAACGCGTTTGGGCTACGGGCAGCAGGCGGCAGACGCCGCCACTAGGATGCGCCAGCAGGGCTTCCAGCAGGCGCAGCAGGCGGCGATGTTTGACGTCGGCCAGCGTGCAGCTACAGAGGCGGCCAACGTTGCAGCCCGCACCGGCGCCGCGCAGTATGGCGCAGGCGCACGCACAGCGGCGCAGCTTGGCAACATCAACCGCGCACAGCAAGTGCAGGCTGCCAATGCAGCGGCGCAAATGCAGGCGGCGCAATACGCTGCGCAGGAACGTGCTGCAGCCCAGCGCGCCAACTTGGCCGCGCAGCAGTCTGCGATGGGAACGCGTCTTGGAGCGGCATCGCAGCTCGCGGGGCTTGGCCAGCAGGCATTCGGCACAGGGCAGGCGATCCAGCAGCAGCAGATGCAGCAGGGTCTTATGCAGCAGATGTTGCAGCAGTCTCTGATCGACGCGGCGCGCGGCCAATATGCGGGCTACACCGGCGCACCTCTGCAGGCGCTCACAGCGCCATTGGCGGCGCTCGGTGCCACGCCAAACCAGTCAACGACAACAACGCAGAACCAAGCTGGGCTACTCAGCTACATCCAAGCGTTGAGCGGCATGGGGGCGTTTGGCAGGTAGATGGCACCGTTTGAGCGCCTAAAGCCAAGTATATTCGCCACTGAAAGCGGCGGCGATTATAACGCGCTGTACAACTACGCGAACCGCGCAGGAAATCCTTTCGCTGGGTTTAATCTTACGGGCATGACGGTTGACGAGGCGCTTGAGTTTGCCAGCCCGTCTGGCCCATACGCGCAATATGTGAAGGGCCAAGTTGGCCGCGTTGCCACGCCGATGGGCGCTTATCAAGTGGTTGGGTCTACTCTTGCAGAGGCAAAAAAAGGTCTTGGGCTAACTGGCAGCGAGATGATGACGGAAGATTTGCAAGATAAGATCGGGCAGTGGATATACAAAACGCAAGGCCCATCAGCTTGGGAAGGTTTGAAAGGAAAAGACATGGCAACTCCAATGGATATGGCGCGCGAAGAAGAGCTGCGCATGCAGATGCTGGCCAGCGGAACGGCCCCACAAGCAGCGCCACGCGCGCCACTGTCAGCGCTTCGGCAGGATCGCCCGCAGGCAGCGGCAGCGCCGCAACAGCGCAGAAGCGGCTTCGGCGGCATCATGGATTACCTTGGCGAGCAAAGCCCGACAACGGGTCTAAGCAGAGCGGAGCAGTTTGCTGCGGCGCTCGATCCGCTCATCATGCCGGAGCTGCGGGCTGGCGAGGCGATCAGGGCGCGCGGCGCGCAGCGGCAGGCAGAAGCACGTAAGAATAAAACGATGGAATACTTGGCCACGCAGGCCGCGACCGATCCTCTGGCTGCCCAGATGCTGGAGATGGCGCGCGCTACGGGCGACGTTGGCGGCGCTGTGTCAGCGTTAATGCAGCAGCGGCTAAAGGGGCCAAAGGATACATTTAAAGACGTGCAGGCTTTGCGGAAAGAGTTTACGGGGCTGTCGCGGATTAAAAACTTTTCTGACGTCACAGAGGCGTACACGCGCATCATTAAATCGGCCAAAGATCCCAGCGCCGCTGGCGACTTGGCGTTGATCTTTAACTATATGAAGGTGCTTGACCCAGCTTCAGTTGTTCGTGAGAGCGAATTTGCGGCTGCCGCAAAAGCTGGTGGACTTGGCCCAAGAATACAAGCTGCTGTTGAGCAGATCGAGAAAGGCACAAGGCTTGCGCCAGAGCAGCGCGCAGACTTTGTTAACCGCGCCACGCAACTGTATCAAGGCGCAGAAGAGCAGGCGCGGCCAATCTATCAGACATACGAAGAGATCGCCACTGCGCGTGGCTTTGACCCCAAGAAGGCACTTCCTGAGTTTGGCTACAAGGGTGAGCTATATCAGTCGCCGCCTGAGTTTATTCCGGCCCCCACGCCTCCCGTACCGGCTGGTGCAACGGCAAATGGCCAGCCATTAACGCAGACGCAGTGGGAGTCAATCTGGCGCAGCAAGACTGAGGAAGAGCGCAAGAAGTGGCAAGAGACGGGGAGCTTTAACTGATGGTTGATTTTACGGCAGACCTTGCAGCAGCAGGCCCAGAGACACCGACGCAGCGCACTAGAGCATTTGCGCAGGGCGTTACGTTTGGCTTCGCGGATGAAATCGAAGCAGCAATCAGGTCAACGCTTTCGCCGCGTGAATATGACGATCTAGTTTCGGAAACCAGAACGGCGCTGGCTGAATACCAGCAAGCCAGACCCGCAGAGGCTTTCGCCGCTGAGCTTTCCGGCGCAGCGCTTCCCGCCATCATTGGGTCGCTGTTTACGGCTGGAGCTGCTGGCGCTGGAACGCTTGCCAGTTTAGCGTCTAAGTTTCCGACGATGGCCAAGGTTATAGGGGTTGCGGCTCCCAAGTCTCTGGTCGGCGCTGCAACCGTTGCAGGCGCTCAAGGCGCGCTGACGGGTATCGGGAAAGGTGAAGACGTTAGCGAGCGCCTCACGGGCGGCGTGATTGGCGCAGGCATAGGTGCAGCAGGCGGCGCAGGCATGTATGCTGCAGCAGAGCCAGCAAAGCGTGCGCTTGTTGGCGTTGTAGACTTTGCGCGCAGAAAACTTGGCGGTCGAGGCGCTAAAGTTGTAGAGACAGAGCTTCAGCGTCTGGCCGCAGAAAGCGGCATGAGCGTTGACGAGATTGTAGAGGGCGTTGCGTCTGGCCGCATTATGGCCGAGAACAGAACGCTTTTAGATGCCGTGCGTGGCTATCGTGCAACAGGTGGCAGAGCTGCTGGCGAATTGCGCCAAGCGCTAGAGCCGAGGCCGGAGCAAGGCCGCCAGCAGGCTATGGCAGAAATGCAAAGATACCTGTCAAGCGTGGACGACCCAAACATTCTGCGCGGGATGAAAGCGACAGATGAAGAGGCGAAAATAGCCGAAGCTGCGGCGTATGCGCCGTTTAAGACGCAGCCAGCGCCGGAGAATGTGACATCAGAATTGTCCGAAGCATTGCGCAGGGTGCCGTCAGCGGCCAAGGAAGTCGAAGAGGCGTTGCTTGCGTCTACTGGCCAGAAGCCGTTTTTCTCTGTGTCAAAAGATGGCGAAGTTTCGTTTACACGTCAGCCCTCACTATCTGAGGCAGAAGCTGTGCGTCGCGCTCTATATAACACTGCCACCGCACGCTATCAGGCATCGCAGGGCGTTGCTGGCGAAGCTATATCTGGCCTTGAAAAAGGCTTGCGCGGAGAGCTTGACGTTTCAGCGCCAGAGCTTGCTGCGACGCGCGCTCAGGCATCGACAGTCAAAAGCGCACGCGACGCATTCAGAGATGGCCAGAAGGCGTTGGCTAAGTCGCCTGACGCAGTTGCCGTTGAGTTTGCTGAAGTGATGGCGAAGGGTGACGCTGTCATGAAGGCGTATCGTTCTGGAGTGATGCAGGCTATACGAAATCGTATGTCTGGGGGTTCTCGCAAAAGCATGATGGGCGCTTTAGCTGATCCACAACGCAAGGAAAGTCAAATCCTGTCAATCGTGATGCCGGAAGACGCATTGCCTGACATCATGGCGAGAATAGAACGCGCTGCGGGGTCGCAAACTGCGGCGACAGAGATCCTTGGGCAGTCTGCGACTGCTATTACTAGAGGGCAAGTGGCGCGTCAGGGGAGAGACATTGGGGCCGGTGAAGTGGTTGAGGCGCTTACATCTCCCAACGTTATGAATTTAATGCGCCTTGGCGGGAAGCTTGTCCAAAGGTCAGCGCCACAGCTCACCGACGCCCAGCGCCAGCAAGTTGTGCGCGTTTTAGTGTCTGAAAACCCCGACGTTGTGCGCAAGGCTTTGCAAGACGAGAGCGGCATGATGGCGTTTCAGCAGGCTGTTGACCGCGTTCTTGGCGCAGCGCAAGCCGGAGCGCAGCGCGCGGCTCCTGTGATGGCTCCGCAACTGATTGAGCAAATGACGCAAACGCGGTAAGATGCACGAAACGAATAGGACATAAAAATGCAACCACAGCCAAAAGATCGCCGTGAAATCGAAAGCATCGTGCAGAACGCGATTAGCGAGGCCGTTGACTTCGTGGAGAGCGAGATCAGCGAAGACCGCATCAAGTCGCAGCGCTACTACGACGGCGAGGTTGATATTGGCCACGAGGACGGGCGCAGCAAGGTTGTGTCAACGAAGGTGCGCGACACGATCCGCTCTGTGAAGCCAAGCCTGATGCGGATCTTCATGTCCACCGCGAGGCCGGTAGAATTTATCCCGAAGGGGCCAGAAGACGTTGCGCTGGCCGAGCAGGCCACCAGCTACATCCAACACGAGTTTACGCGTCTAAACGGCTACCGCGTGCTAAACGACGCCTTCCAAGACGCCATGGTGAAGAAGCAGGGCATCGTGAAGGCGTATTGGCACGACTACCCCGTGGCCGAGATCTACACCTACACCGACCTGTCTGACGACGAATACACGTTCCTGATCCAAGAAGACGACGTGGAAGTTATCGAGCATACGATGGAGATGTCCATCGAGATCGACGAGATGGGCATGGACATCGAGCTTCCTGTCCATTCGGTCAAGATTAGCCGCACGGAGATGAAGGGCGAGATGCGCATAGAAAGCATCCCGCCGGAAGAGTTTTTCGTAAACCGCGACTGCCGGTCATTTGACGACGCATATGTCGTGGCGCACCGCACAGACATGCGCGTTGGCGATCTGGTAGAGATGGGCTTCGACTTCGAGGTCATCTCCAATCTGACGCCATTTGACGGCACAAACGACATGTCTGGCGCAGAGGTGCTTGAGCGCCAAGGCTACGAGGAAGACTTGTCAGACGAAGACGAGCTAGACCCCTCCATGAAGCTTGTGGGCATCACAGAAGCCTACATGCGCATGGATGTTGACGGAACCGGCGTGCCGGTGCTGTACAAGTTTCTATGCGGCGGCACATCATATGAGCTGCTAGACTTCATGCCGTGCGACGAGATCCCGTTTGCCAAGTTTGAGATCGACCCAGAGCCACATAGCTGGTACGGACACAGCCTGTCCGAGCTGGTGGAAAATGACCAAGACGCAGCGACGTCTATTCTGCGTGGCATCTTAGATAACGTGGCGATGACCAACAATCCGCGCATTGGGATCGTGGACGGCGCAGTAAATATTGACGACGTGCTGAACAACGAGATCGGGTCACTTGTTAGAATGCGCCAAGCCGGATCTGTGCAGGATCTCAGCGTGCCATTTGTTGCCGGTCAGACGCTATCTGCGCTGGCATATATGGATCAGCTCACCGAGCAGAAGACGGGCGTCACAAGCGCCTCTGTGGGGCTTAATCCTGACGCATTGCAGTCTACCACCAAGGCAGCCGTTCAGGCGTCTGTGCAGGCTGCTGCGGGCCAGACAGAGGTGATGGTGCGTAACTTGGCCGACGGTCTGCGCGACTTGTTTGGCGTCATGCTGCGCCTAATGAATAAAAACATGGACGAGCAGAAGATGATGCGAATGAACGGGCAGTTTATCCCCGTAGATCCGCGTGTCTGGGATACGTCGATGGACATCAGCATCAACGTCGGGCTTGGAACTGGCCGCGAAGAAGAAAAGCAGATGGCATTGCAACAGGCGCTGCAGATGCAGCAGATGGTTTACCAGCAATATGGGCCAATGAACGGCTTGGTATCGCTGACCAACATTCGCAACACGCTGGCAGACAGTCTGGCGCTGTCAGGTGTGCGCAATGCCGACCGCTACTTTGCGCCGATTACGCCGGAAATCGAGATGCAGATGCTACAGTTGCAGCAGCAACAGCAGGCGCAGATGGCGCAGCAGGGTCAGGCGCAAGATCCAAACGCCGCATTCCTGCAAGCCGAGCAGATCAAGGCGCAAAGCAAAGCGCAGACTGACATGATGAAGCTGCAGCTCGACGCGCAGAAAGCGGCGGCAGATGACGATCTGAAGCGTGACCAGATGGCTCAGGATCTCATGGTAGACGCGGCCAAGGTATATGGCCAATACGGCACCGCCGTAGACGTGGCGCGCATCAAGGCCGAGC